TAATATATATCTTCAAAATTTGGATCTTCAGTGTATGAATAAACTAATGATGAAGGATCAACATATTCAACTTTAACACCTTCACTTCTATTCCAAATAGTTTTGACAGCACCAATACCTAAAACGCATAAATCGTAATTTACTCTTCTTCTTGTAAGATCATATTTATTTTTATCTAAAACAAAGTTTATAGCTTCTTCTTCTGCTACTTCTATTGACTGCTTATAATCAAGCTGCATGTGAACTTCTAAGTCTTCAGGTTTTGTAGGTATATTTTCACTTTTAGGTGCTTGACCTAAATCCATACCTGTTAAAACTTTTACTTGATCTATATATTGTTTAGCGTAAATATCATTTAATATATCTTGAGCGTATTTAGTTCTTTTTTGACTAGATTCTGGATCTTGAGCATAAGCATTTATTTCATAACTTCTTTGTGACAAACCATTTACTAATATGTCTACAAACTTAGGTATAACAGGAACAGGTTTCCAGTCTAAATTAAGATATGACAAGTCACCATTTATAGATAATTCATCTTTATATTTTTGTATTGACTGTTCTCCTCTAGCGTATAATCTTAGCTTGTGGAAATGATTATAATTAGTATTAAACCTATCATACCAACCTCTATCATTCCTAAACCATTCATGTTCTATAGCTTGACCAACTTTTAGCCCGTATTCGTATGAAGCTTTTTCTACATCAGGTACTACCTGATCTGGAAAAGAACTGTAATAATTTGCGTTAGCTATCATCTATATTATTTTTGAAATATAACCTGTGTTATCATATTTTTTAATTCCTAAGTCAACTGATTTTAATTTTCTGTCAGCAATAGGTTTGTACATATTTCTATTACAAGCCATTATAGCTAAACCAGAACTAATAGAAGCATCATGCTTAGTTCTATTATTTATGTTAAATTTTGCCCAATCCTCTAATGTTTTTTGAAAATACATATCTCCATATCCATCTTCAGATTCACCTACATATTTTTCTATATAACTTTCTATAGCAGCTGCATGAGCTTGCTTAATATCTTCACTTGTGTTTGGTATGCCTCCAATTTCTTTTTCTGTGGTTGACAACTTGTTCCATATTTTATCAGGGCGGTTCATACTGTAGCCGCGGTAACCTCTTCGCTTTAAATAGTACAAAAGCCTTGGCTTGTTGTTCTCTGCAAGTAATGGCATACCATAAAATACTAAAGCCATAAGTACATCTTCAAAGAATATCTCAGCAGTTTGTGGTCTTGCTACATATTCTAAAAAGAAATGATTTGGAGGTGCATCTTCCATACTAAACTTTGTCAAACCGTGTAATGCCCCATTTGATCCTTTACCATCTACTGTGCCTGATATATCGTAACTATCACAGCCAAAAGCACCTATATGATCATTACCAGGCATTTTCATGCTGTTTCTTAAAAGTATTCTGTTTTGTAAATGTTTAGGCGGAACCCAAGATATTAAAAATCTACCACTTTCATTTGGTGTAAAAATAACCGTTGTGTCTTTAATACCATTATACCAAGAAAAACTACCTCTTGTAACATTTCTTTTATTATTTAACTCTTCATTATAATCTATTTGTTGATATATTTTAGTTAGGTTAAATAAACTATTTTTAGTTTCATCTCTAAAAGCATGTTGCTCAGTTCTTGGAAACTGTCTATAGTATTCATTTAAGCCATCGCTGTCATTTCTTAATCCATCAACTTCGTTTTCCCAGTGTTCGATAACCCCTGTTTCAATTGGAACATTATCAGCTCCGAGGACTTTATCTTTTGGCGTTGTGAATACAGGAAGTCCAAAAGAATCCATGAATCCTTCGTAGTTCCATTCCATAGGTATGAACAAAGAGTAGAGTCCAGAAGATGTCTGTCCATTTCTATTTCTTTTTGTAACGTCTGAAGCGTAGTAAAGTTTTTTGAAGTTTTCTCCACCTTTGTCTAAAGCATTTGATGTTGAGCCCATCATACATTTACCTACTATCCTTGATCCTAGTCTTAATGTAGTTTTTGTAACTCTCCAGTTATTTAATATGTTATCAGGTCGTTCCCATTTACCACTTTCATCGTGTGCTAATAGTTTTAGCTTTTCACCATCGTAAGAGTTATCACCTGTATTTTTCCAGTCAATAGTTGTATCAAGACCTTGTATATCTAAAGACTTAATATTCTCTTCAAGTTTTCTTCTAGTAAGTTTCGATGCCGGAACACGATATGCCAGTTCAGTCTTTGGCCGGTCCATACCATCTTGTATTGGCTTGAAGAAAAACGGATAGTTAACGGATATTGGTACAACCTTATCTGTAAACATTTTCTTTGCATCAGCTCCTGTTTTGGAGAGTATACCAAATCTTGAATCACTTGAGATCGTTGCCAAGTTAACAAGTTCTGCTGATGACATAAAGGAGAAACCAGACCGTCTGTTTTTAAGGTAGCACATCCCGTAGCATCTGTTATCTGCTTTACAAGCTTCCCAGAATATAAAGAATAATCTGTTTGCTTCTCTATAATCGGGTGCACCAACGTCAATCTTTGACCACTGCAAGTACATGTAATGAGTACCAGTAATATAAGTGCTATTGCCGTTGTTACTAAACCAAAAACCAGTTTCACGTCTTCTAAATTCTTCATCTATATAATCGTACCACTTTTCTTTAAAATCTGTAGGATATTCTTCCCAGTCAAATCTAGTTTTTATCCTTTGTAATTCTTTTGGGTATTCAAACTTTTCCCAGTATTGTTTCTTTTTATCTTCGCTTCGTTTATAGCATTCATCTTCTGCTGGTAAAGCAATGCGTAAGTTTTGTATTTCAATGACCTGTCCAATTTTACCTGTTTTACTTATACAAACAAAATCATATTCTTTATTGTAGCCATACTCCCACTTCTTATACCTATTTTGTTTTTTAAGGTATTTAGGATTTATAACATCTTTTACTTCTTTCCAAAGCGTTTGCTCGTAACTCACTTACTCCTCCCTTCAGCAAAACCTTTAAAACTTCTCTCTTCTTTCTTTTCTACAGTTTTACCAGTTAATATAGCTTCTTCTTCTTCAATACGTTGTAGTATTTCAAAAGCATCCATAATACAAAGCTTTTTAGTTGCTGCAGCATTTTTAAGGCGGTCTGCAGATACATCATCGTCAGTATGTGTGATGATTTTTTCTTCAGCCACTTTAATTAACTCATCAACTGCTTTTCGCCCAGCTTGGATTATATTCTTCCTCGTTTCCTTCGTATTCATGGGTTATAGCTATATCATTAGATTTCATACAATAAAGTCGCTCACCTTCTATAATAAACTCAAACTCTGAGTATGGTGTAAATACCACAAGCGCTCCAGGATTTAATCCTACGCGTTCTAACGACTTATTAGAGTATTTTAATATACCAAAATGCTCTTTTTCTTTTTTGTTTATTAGAGTGTTTATTTCTTTTATTGGTGAAACAAAACAATACTCTAAATGTGGTTTAAGGTTGTACATATATATTTGTTCAGGGTACGCAAAGTATAAATCATCTTTAAAAAACGTAGCAGAGTTTTTCTCATTACCACGCATATCATACCACCGTCTAAATATATTGTGGTGAACGTATACTTCATCACCTACTTTTATATCGGTATCAAAAGCTGCAGGAGTAGAAACAACTACAGCTTTTTTACTAACAAATCTGTGATCTTCAATATTAGTATTAATGATAAGTGTTTTATCATCTACTTTTCTTATATTATCATACCTTTCTTCCTTTGGTTTGATAATAAATGAATATAAGCTTTTCATTAATAATTTAAATCGTACTCTACAGAAACTGCCATATTGCGATTAAACTTTTTCCAAGGTAGTATTTCCTTGTTTTTAGTTATATAAATATTATATGAGTGATCTTTGTCACTAAATAATATATCGCAAATGTTATGCC